TTTGATGGTACATTGCCCTTTGCCACCAGAGAAGACGCCGAAGCCTCTATTAAGGCTCATCCAAAAGAATGGAAGATTTATTTGGGAGTGGAATAGTAGATATGCCATTGTTAAACTATACAACTAAAATCTCAACTGATCGGACTGTCGGAGAAATCCAGAAAATGTTAGCTAAAGCTGGCGCAAAGGCAATTCTCTCGGAATATGACAACGAGGGCGAGGTGTCGGCAGTCAGCTTCAAAATGCTAGTTAATGGCAATGAAGTCTGTTTTCAGCTGCCAATCGCCCCAGAGAAAGTTTTGACTGTACTGCGTGGCCAGCGTGGAGTAGAGACGCGATATAAAACGCCAGAGCAGGCCAAGCGTGTAGCTTGGCGCATCATCAAGGACTGGGTCGAGGCACAGCTCGCCATCATAGAAACCCAGATGGTTAAGCCGGAGCAGGTATTTCTACCATATGCTATCACGCAAAGCGGAGAAACGCTGTATGAGAGCGTTGTTAAAAATCAACTTCTAGGAACAGGAGAACAGGGGTGCAAATGGGGCACAGTCGAAAATTTACCCGCAACATTGCCAGAAATCGAGGGTTAAAGCTAGGCAATGATAATACCAATAGTCGAGCCGAGAAAATGTCGTGGCGGCGAATGTTCACATCATGCCCACTTTGCCCTCCTCATCGGGGATGTAATCAGAAACGTAAAGGCAGAAAACACACTGTGACTAAGCCTAAGTATAGATGTAAAAGGAAAACAATATGACAACGTTTTTTATTTCTCAACCAATGAACGGAAAAACTGATGAGGAGATTAAGGCTGATCGTAGTAAATGTCAAGCTTGGCTTCTCAAAGCCTTTGGGACTGTTACCATCGTTGATAGTTTTATCGCAGAAGATCCACCAAAGGATTGTAAAAATATCGGCGCGTGGTATCTAGGTGAGTCTATCAAGGCGCTTGCGAGGGCAGACGTTCTAGTACT